AGCCTGTTTTCCAGATCGTCTTGTAGCCCTCCATTGCAGTGCCGATCACGCCCTTGATGCCGCCTCCGTGCTGCGCAACGCTTGTCTTTATCGCACTCCATGCGGTCGAGGTGTTGGTCTTTACATTATCCCAGGCATTTGAGATATGGGTCTTTATCCCGTTAAATACGGTGGAAGCTCCAGTCTTTATGCCATCCCAGACCGTAGATACCTCGGTCTTTATGCCGTTCCACGCTGTGGTTGTCACATTTTTTACGCCGTTCCATAGCCCGGTGAAGAAGTTTCCGAGGGCAGTTCCGACCGCCTTTACACCGTTGCAGACTCCTTCCCAGACGCCTTTGAACCAGTTGGAGATCGCGCCCCAGTTCTTGATGATCGCGATCACAGCAACGACAGCCGCAACCACGGCGGCGATGATCCCGATCATCGGAAGTAAGCCCACGGAACTGAATGCCGTCATAGCGCCGGACAGTCCTCCGAGGTGCGTCATGACTTTTCCAATGCCCGATGTGATCGTGCCGATGGAGCTTGTCACCTTGCCGATTCCGACAAGAACCGGACCTACCGCGGCAGCAACAAGGGCAGCCTTTACAATGAACTGCTGCATAGGAGCAGGGAGTTCTCCCCAGAATCCAGCGAACTGCTTTAAGGCGGCTGCTGCCTGCTGAAGCATCGGCGCAAGAACGGCAGAAAGCGAATTCCCAATCTCGGCTCCAGTGACCTTCAGTTGATTTAAGGTAGTCTGGAATTTGTCGATCGGGTCAAGTGTATCGTCAAAGGTCTTCGATACGTTGCCGGAGAAGGAACTCATGTCAGACGAAAAGCCGTCAAGGGAGAGTTTTCCGGTCTGCATGGCGTTGTAGATTGCGGCACCTGCCTTAGAGCCGAACAGATCATAGGCAGCCTGCAGTTTCTCGGTATCGCTCTGGTTCGAGTGCATGGTATCCGAGAAGCCTTTCAGCGCCTGGTCGAGGGTCTGTCCGTCCCCGGCGGCTGCTTTCATGGCTTTCTTCATGCCTGCCATCGCAACGCTTACGTCAAGACCGGACATCTCGACATTCCCGAGGAACTGTGCGGACTGCGTGGCGTTAAGCCCCATAGCCTGCAGCTGAGCGGCATTCTGCGAAAGATCCTGCGCGAGCGTATCCATGGAAAGCCCTGTGGACTGCCCGACAGAGTTTAAGACATCGAGCATCCCGCCCGCCTGAGAGGCGTCCATGCCGAAGGCGTTAAGGACTGAAGATACGTTATCGATGGAAGTTGATACATCGGTATCATTAAGGGAAGCAAATTCCACGAACTGCTGGGAGAGCTTCTTAAGCTTATCCCCGGTAAGACCGAACCTTGTGTTCACCTCGCCGATGGCGGAACCTGCCGTGGCAAAGTCAGTAGGGATGGATGTCGCGATATCATTTGCGGCGTCCTGCATTTCCTTTAATGCCTTGCCGCTTGCACCTGTTTTCTCCGTGACGATATCGGCTCCCTCGTCCACTTCCTTGAAAGCGGCAAGGGAAGCCGCGCCGACAGCCGCGATCGGAGCGGTAACATGGGTGGAAAGCGAAGTGCCGACGCCTGTGATCTTGTCACCGACATCCTTCATTTTCTGCCCGGCCTGCTGGAGCTGAACACCAGCCACAGAGCCGACGTCCTTGAACTCAGATTTCAGTTTTTCAAGCGACTGCTTGGTGTTTTCAATCTCACGGGTCAGGGCTTCCTGCTGCTTTATGGTCTCCTCAGTCTGTGGCCCTTCCTGCAGCTGCTTTAAGGCATCCTGCTCCTGCTTCAGCTTCTCTTTTGTGTCGGAGATGGCCTGGGAGAGATACTTCTGTTTCTGAACGAGAAGATCAGCGTTGCCGGGATCAAGTTTTAAGAGCTTGTTTACATCCCTAAGCTGATCCTGCGTCTCGCGGATGGACTTGTTTACATTCTTTAAGGCATCGGACAGTTTCGTGGTGTCGCCGCCGATTTCAACTGTGATTCCCTTTATACGGTCAGCCATAGCCGTCCTCCTTCCTGAAAAATGGCATCAAAAAACCGGAGCACTACGATGGGGTAGTGTTCCGGTCGATCAGTCCTAAACAATAATGCTATTAATTTACTTAATCCATACCTCGATAGTACAAATGATTTTATCGTCATCATCAGTATCAAGTTCACTGACTTCAGCATGAAACGGTTCTGTATCGCCTATGATGTCATATATTTGAGCCGACTGTTTTTTGGATATTTCTCCCAGTTCTTCTCCTGTATCATCACATACCAGATACGTTTCACTTTCATCATTGTACTCAAGATCAACAGGGCAGCCAGTATCTACCAGTTCAAGGTTTTCTTGCCTAGAATTACCCATAAAGTCTTTTGCACGGGTTTTACACAGCTTGCATTTGAATACGTCCAAGTCATTATTTACTTTTGAGTAAAAGCCTAATGCAATCTGAACTTCATTAAGATCTTCATCGATATAAGAAATAAATCCGCAGATTTGATGCTCTTTTCCATCAGAGTATTTTTTCACCATGCTCTGTAAAGAGTTCTGTGGAACATAGCCTATTTTTTGATCATCATAAAAAATCGCAATTGCGTTCGGATCATATTGATTATCTGGTTCAAAATCAAAGGTAACAAATTTTTCCAACTCAAGCTTTTTAATGTCAAAATTTTGATGAGCGAATCCTTTTACCTCAACATCATAATAACTGTAACGTAAAATCCGCCCATCATCGTCTTTAAATGGATAAGTGGAGTGCGATTGTTTAACGCTCGGATCTGGCATCTCTGCTGACGTAGAAAAACCAGTTGAATTTGTAGCTGTTTCTGATACATCACTCCGCAATTGTTCTGTAGTACTTGTTGATTGTGAATTCATCAGTATTTTTCGGAGATGGGAATAAGATCTTCCCATCCATAGGCAAAATATTCCAAGCAGCAGGAAAATCACGCCTAAAGGCATAACCGGTAAGCCCATCAGAATCCAAAGAACTCCAAGAATGTAAAGAACAACTGAGAACCCCTTTAGTTGACCAGAAGAATAATATTTTTTCCCTACCTTTATTTTCCCGTCTTTTATATCGTATAGAACCTTTGTATCACTGTTCCTTTTTTTGTTTTGCTTCAATTGTCTGCCTCCATCTTATATAAACCCCAATATCATGCGTTTGATTTTAGCAGACATACTATATGCTTACAATCTGAACAGAAGATCATGTTGTTGTTTACCAGTTATCCATATCCTCCTGCGTTGCGACCTCGCAGTAGTCACCGTTCTCGTCATTGTCAGATTCCGAGAGCACATCAAAGACCATGCCTTCCTCGATCATGGAAAGCTCCGGGAGGGTAAAGCCCAACTGCTTACAGCGTAAGAGATATACCGCCGTGTTTACTTCCCGGTCAGTTGGGCGTCCTCTTTTTTTGGTTCTGTCGTAGCCATGCGGTTTCCGAGGTAGACTGCCACAAAAGCGTCCAGCCCTTCGATCAGGCTCATCCCGTCAAAGCCTGCCGCCCAGTGAATAAAGTCATCGAGAGAAAGCTGTGATGTAGGAGTGCCTTCTGCCTGTGCGTGCATGATGTAGGCAAGCTTCGCACCGACTAAGGTATCAAGGTCAGCGCTTGAGAGGTTGTTCATTGTGACCATCAGGTCTTCATGGAATACCATTCGGTAGAGGATGGCTGTCGCTCCGTTAGCTTCAAAGGAGAACGGCTTCTTCGTGCCGTCCTCCAGAGTCATTTCGATTTCTTTTCTCATGTCTTACCCCTTACTTTCCTGATGTGGAAGAACCGGAAGAGCTAGTTCCTCCGGAAGCAGTTGAGCCGCTTGCCGTCTTCTTTGACGGAAGGTGGACGGAATCATACCAGTTGCTGTAGGTATCCTCATCTGTTTCGGAAGAAGTGTCAGCCTTTACGATGTTGGCATCAAGATCCTTGTTGTAGATCGAGGATGCGTCGATCGTAAGACTCTCAGTCTTGACAGATACCTTATCCTCCTTGGTCTGTGCCTCGATGTCGGGGCGGCTTGCCGTACAGTTGTAAAGCACATGACGGATTGCTTTGGCATCGCCTACAAACTCAAAGAGCAGGGCGAAGGGAACCGGCTGTGCATCCGCGTTCTCCACGAATACACCGTTCGCATCCTTGATCTCGCCAAGGACAGCGGTCTTGAAGTCCTCCGGGACAAGGGCTGTCTCCAGATCGCCGTTGTAGCCGGTGTTGGAGCTTGTCACATAATACTTGATGTCGTCCGCATAGAACGGTTCCTGGCTGCCCTGTGCCGAGAACTTGATCGATACGGCTCCGGGCCACGCGACAGGCTTGCCGTAGCTGATCGTCCCGTCTTCCGCAGTGGAAAGCAGGGCGTAGTGGACGTTTTTCAGGCCGTACCTCACCTTGTTTCTGTTACCCATTCATAAGCCTCCTTAAGGTGTGATCTGATAAAGTGTTTCAAAGAATCTCTCGGATTCGATCCAGGTCTCGGACTTAAGATAAAAGACATCATGCCTTCTGAAGATGCCTTCCAGCTTTTTCTCCAGCTCCGGATCCTTTTTGTCTGTATAAAGTTCCACATTGATTTCCGGGAACGAAGCGTAGGAAATGTTGTCCGCGCCGAAGATCTCATCTGACGGATTTAAGAAAATAAGGAAGGGCGGTTCCGGTGACTCACCCTCCGCGAAATGGTCATAGGCGAGAGGAAGATCCGCTTCCTCAAGCATCGTTACTAGCTCATCGTAGGTCATGAACCTCCTCCTTTCTCCAGAGCATCCGTAATCTCATCCTCTAGTTCCTTTACTCCGTCTGCTTCGGCAGGAGCGATGTGCGGGATGGCGGTGACCCTGCCTCCGCCACGCTTGGCATGACCGTGCTCCAGAAGGTGGGTCAGCTGGTAGCGCCCGGCATGGACGGTCATTACAAGCTTTTCGGCGTTCTCATCGGTCTTTGTCACCTTCCACGATTTCTTGTATTTCCCGGTTCTTACGGGTGCCTTGCCCTGGATTTCCTTTTTGACGTCCTTCGCCGTTTTTTCCACAGCATCCTTCATGGCGTCAGTAGAAAGATCTCTGTATTCCTCAAGGCCTTCCATGATGACATCTGAAAGCTGCTCAGGCTTGATCTTCTCATTCATTTCCGCATCCTTTCACAATGAAATTTGAGACACTTCCTGTGGTTTCCCATTGGATTTACGTAGAGGATGTTGTGGGCGTTATTTCCTGCCACAATCCTCCATCCGTCCGAAGTAACTGCGTCAAGTGTTCTGTTCCACCGGACTGTAAAGTCGATGGTCTCCTTCGGAGTGGTAACGCCTGCCTCGGTGACTTCGTTTCCGGAGCCTGAGGCAGTCGCCCAGCAGGAATAGAAATCCTTGTAAGCATTTGTATGGTTGCCGTATTTATCCGTTATCACAGAAAGCTTCTGGAAAGTGACCCGGAGATTCAAGTCTGCAATTCGCATCAGAATTTCTCCTCCCTGATCCCAAACAAAAGAGCACGGAGGGTGAGGACGAGACCCTTGTGGTCCGCCTCCTCCCTGTGCTCGTAAAGGTAAGCAACTGTATAAAGCTCCGCAGCCATCATCACAGGCTTGGAAGTTTCCGGCACATCATCGTCCGGATCCGTTCTGCCGACGTCCCGGACGAGGGAGTCAGCAGTCTTTATGAGACCTTCGATCAGTGCGTCCTCCTCGGAACTGTCCACCCTTAAGTACTGCTTCACCTCATCCAGTGTCAGCATAACCTGTCACCTCCCCGTATCACGGCTTTGCAGCGGTGCCGCCTGCCTTCATGATCTGTACTGCCTCCGGGAGTACCAGGACTCCGTCCACGCGCTCCTTTGCGACATAGCCGATCATGCCGTTGCCTGCGAAAAGCTCTCTAAGCTGCTGGAGGGAACGGGTGCCTCTGTCTCCGATGTTGTAGTAGGAGAAATCTCCGAATGCCATCACAGGCTTGCCTGCCTCAAGAGTCGGTGCGTATGCGGAGGTGTGGATCGTATATCCGCAGAGTCTGTCCGGCTCACCTGCCTGATAGGACGGCTGCCAGATGTAGGCTCCGTTGTTGTCCTTCAGCTTCCTGATCTCGGAGAGCGTCTGGTCGTTCATGATGAAAGACGCGTTCTGGCGGTAAGGCCTCTTAAGCTTGTAGATAAGAGAGAGCACGTCATCGCTTGCAATCTTTGTGGCAGAAAGGGTGATGCCGGTCTGGCCGCCCTTGGTCTCATGGAAAAGGCCGGTCGGCTTGCC